TGGAGAACGTTTTCAAGGACGTGCAAAGGCTGTAGCGTATTTAAAGGAAAATCCAGATGTTGTAGACAAATTAATAGGCGAGATAAATGCCAAACATTAATGAGTTTCTTAATCAACCAGAGCGTATTCTTTCTCCAGAGCTTGAGAAAATAGGCGGATCAAAGCCATGCAGTAAGTGTGAAAAAGATTCGACAGAATATTTTTGGGATGCAGTTACTACAACTATATTTTGGGAATGTCCAGATGGACATAAGAATTCTTATTCGGTGGGATAATGTCAGAGAGAGCAGAAGTAAAGCGTGATGGGGCTAAAGCTCAGAAGAATAGCGGAAGAGGGGATTACCAGAAGGGTGATGCTCAATGGAAACAATTCCTTGTTGATTATAAAGAAGCAGGGACATCATTTACTTTAAATAAAGATAACTGGGCAAAGATTTGCACGGATACATTCAAGGTAAATAGAGATATGCATCCAGCATTAAAAATTATTATAGGCGCAGAGTCTAAGGTTAGGCTAGGCATTATTGAGTGGTCGGTTCTAGAAGAGCTAATCCAGTTTTGGGAGGATAATAATGACAGAGGATAAGAATACGCTTGAACTCATAAGCAACATAACTGAGTTTAATGATCTTCATGATTTTATGAAGGATGAGCACCTAGACAAAGCCTTGGCTATTGTTGTAAAGCTTCTTATGAACCCCGATGTTCCTTCAGCAAAGGCTCCTATGCTTATTATGGAACTACAAGCTATGTCAACTAAGTTTGCAGTTATGTCTTCTATCTATTCAACTATTGCTAAAGATAAAGCAGGAACAGTAAATAACAATAAAAAGAACGTATATTATTCAGTAAAAGAGTCCATAGACAAACTTGTAGATGCACTTAAGTATGTAGTTAGGTATAACTCATGATTCAAAAAAGAATTATGCTGGTGTTTATTTTTATTGGTTCAGCGATAGGATTGTTTGTTTTAAATTCTAATCAACCAGAGTGCATTAACCTATACGTAGACTACGGAAATAATTCTACAGTAGAAAAGAAATGCGTCAGTGCTGTTGGTGTAGTTAATTCTTTAGATCTATTAAAAGCAAATGGATACAAAATAGAGGGAACAGTAAAGTATGGAAATGCTGTTGTCTGCAGAGTAAATAATTTTCCCAACAACAGTGTTGAAAAATGCCAAGACATGCCACCAGAAAATGCATATTGGGCCGTGTTAGTAAAAAAGAATCAGGCCTTGCCATTTCCAAGAAATGAATGGGGCTGGGCACAAAAGGGAATTAATGAAACTTTTGTTAGACCAGGGGACCACTTAGGCCTAGTATTTTCTACTAAAGGAGAAGTAAGGTGGCCGTAGAACTGTTAGAAGAAAAGGTTAAAAGTAAATCTTTTCCAATATTAATTGTTGCTCAGCTTTTTATAACAGTTATTGTTTTATCTGTAGTTAATGAAATTGCAGTAGATGTTTGGCGTTCTTTAAGGGGTCATTAATGGTAATACTAAGTAAAATTTATACTAAAACTGGTGATGATGGGCAAACCTCTAACGCTAATAACGAAAGGGTGTCTAAGACTAGCCCTATGATGGAAGCAATAGGTGCTATAGATGAGGCAAACTCTGCTATTGGAATGGCAACCGATGAGTACAATGATGTTATTGAGAGAGTTCAAAGCGACTTATTTGATCTCGGTGCGGAACTTGCAGGTGCCCCAACAATAACAATATCTGAAAACAGGGTGACATACTTAGAAAATGTAATTGATGATTACAATGAATACCTAGAACCACTCAGGTCTTTTGTTTTGCCAACAGGCCCTTTGCATAACGCAAGAACTGTTGTAAGAAGGGCAGAACGTGAGGTTTGGAAGATCGAAAATATAAATCCAAACATTGCTAAATATTTAAATCGTCTATCAGACCTGTTGTTTGTTATGGCTAGATATCACAATAAGGGAAAAGAAAAATTATGGGTGCCAAGTAATGGCTAGAGAAATTGTAAAGAACCTTAAGTTTAAAAAACACACAGGGAAGTTCTTTGATCCTGAATTGTTTGCTCAGTTGCTTGATGAGTCATATCGTAATACTAAACGAGCAGACGGAGAGATGACTAAGAAGTCATTTAGTCCAAGTTCATTAGGTTACGGTCATGGTAAGTGTCCTAGATACTGGTACATGGCATTCTCTGGCGCAGTCTTTATTGATGATAACGATGCAGTTGCCGTTGCTAATATGGCACAGGGAACTCAGGCGCATGAGAGACTACAGAAGCTTATTTCCACTATGCCAGAGTGGAGGGCGGAAGAAGAAGAGATTATTAATGATTACCCGCCAATCAGAGGATTCATAGATCTTATCATGGAGTATGATGGCGAGACAGTAATTGGTGAAATTAAAACGGCAAAACAAGAGGTTTGGGATACCAGACAGTCAGAGATGAAGCCTACAGATAACCATATGCTACAGCTACTAACATATATGAAGCTAAAGAATGCCAAGGAGGGATTCTTCCTATATGAGAATAAGAATACCCAAGAGATTCTAGTCATTCCAATTTCTATGAACGAAAAGAATACAAAAATTATCGAGGAGACATTTGCATGGATGTGCGAAGTCTGGGATAACTTTAAAAATGGAGATCTTCCCAAGAGACCAGAGGGTGCAACTAAATCAAAGATGCCTTGTACTTACTGCCCAGTCAAGAAAGAGTGTTATGCAAAGGGTGGTCCAGTAGGCACTGTTGATATTGATTTGTTTTCGGTATTTAATAAATGATCTGTGCTAATTCTGAATGCAAGAAAGACTTTGAGCCAAAGACTCATAATCAAAAATACTGTACTGATGAGTGTTGCCGTATTGCAACAAACAGAAGAATTATGGAAAAGTATTATGAGAAAAAGGCAATTAGAAATGGTGCAGCAAGACCTTGTTCAAGGTGTAAGGCACAGCTTAGTAGATATAATAATACTGATCTATGCTCAACATGCGAAAAGACTGTCAATGCGGATACAAAGAATAAACTATTTAGGATGATCAATGACATTAGCTAGTTTAAAAAAGACACAAGCAAGCAGAGTTCTTGGGATAGATGCATCCACTAACTCTATTGCTTTTTGCTTGATGGAAAACGATGTCCCATTAAAGTGGGGTAAGATTAACTTGTCAGGCGAGGATATATATGATAAGATTCATAATGCAAAGGTCAAGATGTCTTTAATGCTAGATGAACTTAAGTCAGATTATATTGTTGTTGAAGGTGCAGTATTTGTAAAGTCTGCAGATGCTGTAATTAAACTATCATATGTTTATGGAGTTGTTATTGCAGAACTAATGTCTACAGGTGCGAAGGTTATAACTATATCCCCTTCCTCTTGGCAGGCCTACATAGGCAACAAGAACCCCACTAAAGAAGAGAAGGCGGCTATTAGATTTAAGAATCCAGGGTACGCAGACTCATGGTATCAAAATCAATTACGCAATATGCGTAAGCAAAGAACGGTTGACTACTTTAATAAGAAGTATAACTTATCATTAACAGATTTTGATGTTGCAGATTCATTCGGGATCGCACATTATTCTAACAGTATATTGACGGAACGATGAAGCTATATCAAAGTAAAGATTGGCTACATAGAAGATATGTGGTCCAAAAGAAAACGGTAACAGAAATTGCCGAAGAGTGCAAGGTCTCTGCTATGACCATACAGAGATACCTAGAACAGTTTCAATTAATTAGGAGAAGATAATGCTAAAGGCGGTATTTGAGGATGTCAACAATTTTAATTGCGATGACTTATATTTAAAATCAGTAGGCGCACCTGCAGGTAATAAGATCTGGGAAGCATGCCACGAAATTGCACACATGTTAATTGAAAAGAATATTTCGTATGGCAACTCTGCTTTAGAGCCAGCAAGGATATTTTCAACGGCGGATTCAACAGAGCAATTAAAAGTTCGTATTGATGACAAGTTAAATAGGGTAAAGAATAACCAAGGCTACGCTGGAGATAACGATATTGATGATTTAATTGGATATTTAGTCCTATATAAGATTGCTAGGGCTAATTCTGATTGACATTTTAGTCGACTGAAAGTATACTGTATTAATGAGCGAAATAGAATTGTCAGATCATTTTGACAGAATGAATAGGGTAGTTGAAGAGCTTCTAAAAGGAAGCACACCCACACAGATCGCAACCACTACAGGCATACAGCGCAAAGAAGTGCTTGAGCTAATTGACGACTGGAAAGATGTTGTACATAATGATAGTAACATAAGAGATCGTGCCAGGGAAGCCATATCAGGGGCGGATCAGCACTATGCCATGCTTATCAAAGAGGCGTGGAAGACAGTAGAAGATGCAGATCAGTCTGGACAGCTTGGGATAAAGTCTGGAGCACTAAAGCTTATTGCCGATATAGAGACTAAAAGAATTGCAATGCTTCAATCAATTGGCGTACTTGAGAACAATGAGATTGCATCACAGATTGCAGAGACAGAGCGTAAGCAAGACCTTCTTGTTAGAATTTTAAAAGAGACTACATCAACATGCCCTAAGTGTAAGATGGAAGTTGCAAAGAGATTATCCCAGATAACTGGAATAATTGAGTCAGTCCCAGTAGAGGAAGCCGATGTCGTTTGATTTTGCAGACCTCATCGATATGCTTGACGGAGAGGAGTTCGATGAAAAACCAGTCGATCTTAGAACGTTTGTTAGAAGTCCAGAATACCTTGGGCTTCCAGAACTTTCCGAATACCAATACACGCTTATTGAAAAAAGTTCGCAAATCTACAAAGACTCAACACTCATCAAATTATTTGGAGAAGAAGAAGGAAAAATAAGGTTCAAGCAAACCGCAAATGAAGTGGTTGCTCAACTTGGCAAAGGTTCAGGAAAAGATTACTGCTCAACAATTGCAGTTGCCTATATAGTATATTTACTATTATGTTTAAAAGATCCTGCTACATATTATGGAAAGCCTCCAGGGGATAGCATTGATATTATTAATATTGCTATTAACTCACAACAAGCAAGCAACGTATTCTTTAAGGGGTTTAAAACAAGAATTGAAAAGTCCCCATGGTTTGCTGGGAGATACTCAGACAAAGCTTCAGAAATTAAGTTTGACAAGGCAATAACAGTACACTCTGGACACTCTGAGCGTGAAGCCTGGGAAGGGTATAACGTTATTGTTGTTATCCTTGATGAGATCTCTGGCTTTGCAATTGAAAATACAACAGGACACGATCAAGCAAAAACAGGTGCGGCTATCTATGATATGTATCGTGCATCAGTAGACTCTCGTTTTCCAGACTTCGGTAAAGTTATTCTGCTTTCATTCCCAAGATATAAAAACGACTATATCCAACAGAGATACAATGCTGTTGTTGCAGAGGTAGAGACGGTGGTCCGTGATCACAAGTTTAAGATGGATGAGGAACTTCCAGACGGAACAGTAGGAAATGAGTTTGAGATTCAGTGGGAAGAAGACCATATAGTTTCATACAAGATACCAAAGGTTTATGCATTAAGAAGGCCAACGTGGGAAGTTAATCCAGTTAGAAAGATTGATGATTTTAAGGTCGCATTCTTTACAAATCCACAGGATGCATTGTCACGCTTTGCGTGTATGCCACCAGATGCCGTAGACGCATTCTTTAAATCAAAAGAGAAGGTTGAAAAAGCATTTAACAAAGCACACCTAGCTGTGGATAACTTTGGTAGACTAGAAGAATGGTTTATACCAGATCCAGACAAAGAATACTTTATACACGTTGACCTTGCTCAAAAGCATGACCATTGTGCAGTTGCAATGGCACACGTTAACAGATGGGTTAATGTAAAAGTGACAGACACTTATTCTCAGCCAGCACCAATTGTTGAGATAGACGCTGTTAGATTCTGGACTCCAACAAAAGATAAGTCTGTAGACTTTACAGAAGTTAAAGACTATATTCTTTCATTGAAGACACGAGGATTTAAGATTCGTGTATGTACCTTTGACAGATGGAATTCACATGATATGATGCAACAACTAAAACAATATGGCATCAATACTGAAATTCTATCTGTCGCTA